CCCCCTGCCACTGGCTTGGCTTCCAGTGCCTTGTTGGTTATTCTCTTCAAGAGTTGAAGATTCGTCTACAAAGCCACTTGTATCGACTACAGGGGCGTTATTAGTAGATTCATTAGAACCGGTATTTATTCCTGCATAGACGCCAGCACCTATTGCAGTTGCAGTCGCTAATATTCCTAGAGCAGCAATTGCGGCTCCTATTCTTCCAGTAGACCAATTTAAAGCTGCCAACATTGTGATTAATGGTGGAAGAATGGCAATCATGGCTCCAAATACAGCTATTGCTGCCGTTCCACCCGGTCCTAAGCCACTTAAAGCTTTACCTATTGCCGTGATGATAGGAGCTATTCCTTTGATAAGCGTAATCAAGCCTTCTACCATAGGCTTAAAACTAGTTCCTAAATCAGCAACAAGTTTTTTTATAGTTTGACCTAAATAGTCAAAAGTATCCTGTAACTCAGCACCTTGTCGAACCTGTTCGTTGGTTAGAACTCCAGCATCAGCAAGTTCTGAATTCCACTGATCGATTGCTTCACTTCCTGTTCCTGCCATTTGGGCAATATAAGTTCCTGCGTTACTTCCAAATAAAGCAACTGCAATCGCTTGTCTTGTAGCCTCATCTCCGACTCTTGCTAAAGCGTCTATATAAACTTGAAGAGCTTCGGTACTTGTCTTTCCTTGAACGTCTTCAAAGGTAAGTCCCAATTGTTCAAGCATAGTTCCAAGCTTAGAAGATTCTTTTTGAGCTTGTCCTTGAGTGGATGTGACTGCTTGAAGAACTTGTTCGTAAGCATCACCATCACCTGTCAATTTATCCCAGGCATTACTTTGATATTGCCATTGTTCTGCTGTTCCACCAAACTTATCTACTTTCTTTTGGATTTCATCTGATTTGCTGGCAAAAACTTTCCCTATTGCTACAACGGAGGAAACAAATCCTAGCGCAACTTTGCTTACTGAAGAAAAGCCTTTTTTCAACTTATCTAATTTTGCACTATCTAAATCATTGACTTTTTTCTTTAATTCTACTGTCTGATCTTTTAAAGATTTGGCTGTACTTTCAGTTATTGCTATTTGAGCCTCAAGCCTTTTATATTCGGTTGTATTTTCTTTTACTCCCGAATTTTTTAGACTCTGCTGCTTTTCCTTTAATAGCTCTACTTTCTTTGTACAAGCCTCAATTTGCCTTGTAAGCTCATCAATCTTAAAACTTTTAAGAACATTATTATTTGGATCTGCCTTTAAAGATTTAGTAAGCTCTTTGGCTTCTTTACTAGCTTTATTAAATTCTTTTTGCGTGGCTTTTAACTCAGCATTAATATCACTTAAATCTCTTACGATTTCAGTTGCCATTTACTTTACCTCCTCTTTTTTCATCATTTCGCTCCAAAGTTTGTTTATGTCCTCATCAATACCTTTAAGCATTGCTATGCACTTATCGATGAAGTGCGACCCAGGAATAATCTTTCCATTGCTATTTACAAATCCCCTATTCAAAGAGTTTGCAATCAACTGGAAAGGTCTTCCTTTTTCATCGTAGCCATCGAAAGTAATTACATAGCCGACCTTTTCATCATTTAAGCCTTTAGGTTTATAAGGCTCTATAATCAAAGATTTGACAAGTGCCCCTGTATCAACTGGGGTTTCTCTCTTCAGCTCAGTAAAGAACTTTTCAGAATATTCCTTAAGTATTTGAGTTGTTGATTCAGTAGCAGCTTTCTTGATTTGCTCGTTTGCTTTTGCTAACCATTCTTGCCACTCTGCCATACTATCCTCCTAACAAATTACTCAAGTTCTTATTACTGTAAGTCTTACCTTCTTTTGTATTGCCTTTCTTACTCATCATTGAATCAGCGTATTCCGCATAACCATTTAAGTCTTTTATCGACCAGACATCCAAGAACTGGCTATCTAGTCCCAGTATCCTAAATGCATAAAGCACTGCATAGGCGGACTTGCCTTGACGCTTCAGTCCGCCACTGCTAATGTTTTTCGCTTTTTCTACCTTCATTAATTAACTTATTGATAACTTTATAGAAATCACTTGTAGCCTCTAGGAAATCGGATTGCTCAATCTCGTTTAGTATTTCTTCAGCAGGCTTGTTTCTTGCTTCCTTGTCTCCAGCATATCTATAGGCAACATACAAATTGCCTAAAGTAACAAACGAATTCTTCTCTTGGAGATCTTTAGCTAAATCGCCACCATTTGTAATCTTTGGATAGTAGATAACCAAAGCACTAACAGCATTGGTTAGAACATGTCCTCTATATGTTTCGGTAATCATTACTTACCACTGCTTTCAGTTGTGCTTTCTTTAGCGACGAATAAATCTTCAGCTTGTGGTTCAACGCCTTCAGCAACATACTTAGGACTGCCCTCATAGACTAAACCACCAAGAGTCTTCTTGCCATTAACGGTTACAAGCTTGGCATAGCCTTCGATAGTGATTGATTTAGGGCTATCCTCATCTTGTCCTTGGTCAAGATTGATAGGCTTGAATTCACAGTCATAAAGCCAAGCATTATAAGGTTTGCCTTTCTCATCTTTAGCTCTATAGAAGACACAGACATCAGTTTCGTCTCCGTCATTAGCACAAAGATTCAAATCTCCGTCCGCATCCTTTTTAAAGCAGGTAAGTAAATCCAAAGCTTGAGCATCAATTCCATAGAAGGTAAATGAAATATTTGCGCCTTTCATGATGGTGTTCTTTTCAATCTTGTTATCAGCAGAATAGCTCTTCTCTGAATATTCTGGCTGAACGGTAATTGAAATATTATTGATTTCTTGCTCCGAAGCTCCTTTGGTTAAAAAAGGAATAGGAGTATTAGAAATTTGAGGCTTACCAGTAGCATCAAATCCTGTAATTTCAAATAATCTAACTTGTTCAAATGCCATTTTACATTTCTCCTTTTTATCTAATTCTTTTCTTTAGGTCATAACTTAGATGCATAAGCTGATTGTCAGAATCATAGCTATCAGTTTGCTTTACTTCTAATCTATAGCCTTTCTTAATTGCCTCATCTTCAATCTTAGAAAGCATATCCATGATTTGTGATGAAGTCCTGTCCTTCTTGGTGAAGACATCTATTGCGATTGTTCCCAATTGAGACTCTGGCTTTTCATCGGCTCTTCCTGCTTCTTGTATGTAGTAAACCTCGTAAGTAAGGAATGTGTCACCAATAGGAAAAGTTGTTTCCTTCCTTGCTGGATAGAACAAGACTCCTGTCTTGTCGGCTCCTAATCCATTCTTCAGTCCTGCTGATTCAAGAATGCTCTTAATGTCATCGTAGAGTATCTTCTGGGCTTCTATTACTTTCATAAGCAGTTGCAATCCTCCCTATATTCAATTGAGTCGAAGCAAGGAGGCTCAACGCTTTTTCCAGTAAGTTTCATCTCTGTTCTTCTAAAGTCGAGATTATCGATTCCAGTGACAGCGTAAGTCCAGTCTTTATACTCGACATAAGCGTCCTGTCTCTTCTCAAGGCTTCTTCTGTAGTTGATCGTTATCTCCACTTCATTTGAAGGTTGAGTGGTGTTACTTGAGAGTCTTTCCTTAGCTGATAACGAACGTATGTAGGCTTTTATGTAGCTGTCTTTCTTTTGAAGATAAACCTTTTTAGTAATTGTTTCTCCATTAGGAAGCTGTTCGTCAACACGAATAAAGATTTTTATCTTCTTATCTTTGTTCTTTTGCTTATAAGCTTTCATCGTCTTTTACCTCATATAGATTTCCAATAGAATCCACTATCGCTTGAAGCTGAATTATGGATTGCTCCAATCTTCTTTGGATATGGTCATCTCCGCCATACCAAATCTGATAGATATAATCTCTTGCTGCGCCTTTAGCTGTCTTATTGATTTCTTCGTCAACGCTCCAGTCATGACCTGTTTTCTGATATAAGAATTGCGATGCTTCTTTCGACAATTCCTCTAATCTAGAAAGAGGAGAATAATCGTCATCAAGATTGAGCATCGCAATCATCTCCTCGTTGGATAGGATTCCCTTGCTGGGCTTGTAATCTTTAATCACGTTATTCTCCTCTCTTTATTTACTTAGTTTTACTGCCAGTCTAGGCTGCTTTTAAAGAAATGACTTCAAAAGCTTTATCGACGACTAAAGAACCGCCAAACCAAGCTTCGCCTCTAACAGCTAATAAACCTTCTGCAAACTTGTAATCTTCGGAGACTTCAATCTGATAATCACCAAAGGTATCAAGTTCAAAAGCGGAAAGATAACCATAAAGCATGTTGGCTAAGCCGTCGACAATTCTGTAGTTAACAATTAAGCCGCCATCCTTAATAGTTCCTCCTGTGTTACTGTTATCTGGAGTAATTTCATAGACGGCTTTCTTTTCGTTGGTACCTCTGACATCACCGAAAGCAATAAGCTGTTCTCTAGTTAAGAATAAGGTAGCAATACCGCTATATCTCTTACCAGGCTTATAGCTAAGGACAATTTCACGAAGAGTCTTCTCACCAATAGCAGTTTCCTTAAGAGTCACAGCACTAGCAAGTTTGTTGCCGTCAGTATCAACACAAGTAGGAATCTTACTGATAATGAAATCTTCAGCGGAAGTTCTTAATGCACTTAAGGCGGCACTTCTAACCTCGGATTCATAATCAAGAGGTGTAAGTCTTCTAATAGCTTTAGAAATATAAGTAATAAGGGATTTAGAAACTGGAGCAACCTTAATAATTCCATATTCGGAACCTGTTTCGACGGGTGCACTTCCTTCTTTATGATCACTAGCTGTAAGACCGCTTTTACGATAGGCATGTGCTATGGTTTCATTACCAGCATAATTTTTGACAATAACGTCATTTAAAATGCCAAGTTCACCATCCAAGTTGTCATAAATACCATCAACAGCTGAAGGCTTGGCAATCTTTCCACTGGAAAGTAAGGCTGCCCTTTGTTCTTTAGAACTGATAGCCATTCTATTAGTTTTAACAAACATTTCAGCTCTTTCGGTCTTAGCATTATTTTCGGTGCCGAATAAATCAACTTTAGGGGCTTCATTAAAAGCATTTAAAACAGCTTGTCTATCTTGTTCGACCAATCTGATCTTTTCAGCTTTTAAATCTTCAACTTCCTTGTTTCTTTTATCGAGTTCATCGATAGTGAGATCATTCTTCTTCTCAACTTCGCCTTTGATCTCATTGAGGCGAGTTTCGATTTGAGATAATCTTTCTCTTGTTTCTTTAAACATTTTTCTTTTTTCCTTTCATAAACTTCTATCAATCTTACGAATCAACAACTCCTTCTTCATTTCGACTTTCAAAGCCACCGCTTTTTCTCTTTCAGCCACCGCCTCAGAGGCTCGTCGAGCAGAAATGGAGGTTGTCCCATAGGCAGGGAATTCAACTGCTGATACATCGTATACTTTGTCAATTTTTCTTACGTGATAGCAGCGTTCTTCCTTATCATAGGACTCTTCTTTTATAGTAAAGGCGAAGCTCATCTTATCGAGAAGTCCGCTCTTTACATCTTTGTAGACTTGAACGCATCGGGGATTGCTTTTATCAAGCAAGATAGTGCAATGAACACCATCATCTCTGGTCTCCAAGGAAAGCGTTCCGTTCCTTGTCCTAGCGACCGCATGATTGCCTTCTCCATGATTTACATTGAAGACTACATCAGAGACATCGACTCCATTAAAGCAGTCTTTCTCCATAACCTCGAAGATATCGTTATTGTCCCAGTCTTTTCCTAAGCAAGTCTTCTCATTGAAAACTACCGGATTTCCTTCAAGTACATAGTACTCGTTATCTTCTTTCTTCTGTGTTTCCTCACGGAATTGAATAGAACCAAATCTAACTTCTCTTTCATTTTTCTTGATTACTGGATTCATCTTGTTTTCCATTATCTTCATCTCCTTTGTCTTCTTCTGTAGGTTGCTCTTCATTGCCAACCCCTTGATAAGCGTCGACTTTATTAGACGCCACATAATTCAACGACTGAACTTCCTTATCTCCGTTTTCTAATCTTGGAAGATATAGTAAGTCACAAACGACATTAGGTCTTATTGTCGGAAGCTTTAAGTAAGCTTCTGCAAGTTTGATTCGTGTTTGCAACGAGGCTGTCTGTAACGGACTTGTAAGAACCTCAATCCTATTACCGACATCGAATTCTCTATCGGTGAACAGTTTTATGGTGAGTTCTTGACTTAAAGCTGTAATAAACGGCTCTAATGCTCCATCATAGACTGACTGCCAAGAGTTTTCATCGTAACTGGAGTCAAGGAATTTCTCATTAACTCCGAAGAAGTTATATACTTCTCTTTTCATTTCCTTGACATCATCTGAAGTAGCCCATTTGGACTGGTTACTTACTTGAGTAAGGTTTTCAGCATTTGTCACATAAAGAATTGAATCAGCCTTATCCAGTCTATCCCTAAACTGGTCCTGTTTCTTAATGACTTGCTGCTCCGACATATTGGCTGAAGAAGCAACAATGAAACGGATGAGATTAGAGTTTTGAATTGCCTTGATAATGCCTTCTTCATTAGTGGCAAGTATCTCAAGAATCTTATTCATTGAAGGGTCGTAGGTATTAAACGGATTATTAGTGTTTGGATGTCTAATCAAAGTTATGAAGTTATCAAGAACATCCTCTCGAACTTCCCCATTAAGATTAAATCTAATGAAGATGTCGTGTCCTTTGATTCTTACATCCTGCACTTCCTTTGGACTTATTGTCCAAAGATTAGCGACCTTCCAACCATCCCACTCAATGTAAGCTAGAGCAACTCCGCTGAAGAAAAAATCATAAGCTAGCGAGTACCAAAAGCTATTAGCTGTTTGAACTGGATTAGGTCTATATTTCAGTACCTTTTCAAGATATCTAAAAGATAATCCTTGACTTTTCTCATTGGATATGCCTACTTCAATCTTACTTAAATGCCTAGCTAGTGCTGAAACACAATTACAGTAAGTAGCATTAAAGGCGGTTTCATAAGATACTGAAGAAAAGCCACTGTCTAATGTCATGAAATTGGCATTATTAGAAGCTTTTTGCTTGATAAATAGGGATTTTAACTTGTCAAACCAACCCATACTACCTCTCTTTCTCGCCCAAGTAGGCGTCTACATTTTCGCATAAGGATACGAATCCATCCAAGATCGTTGCCGGTCCATCAATCTTATTTCCTCGATGATCTCCAGCTTTTTTAGGCATAAAATTCCCGTTTCTATCGGATACTAGTTCTACGTTAGTAAACATCCACTTAGTTACTGGGTTATTTAAATAGCAAAGTTTCTTGTCTTTGAGGAACGCTTCCATTGTTTGCATAGGAACACTAAGTGTCCTAAATCCTTGCGGAGTAGGGATTAGACATGACTTTCTAGACCAACCCATGGATGCTAGCTCCTCTACTAAGTAGTTAGCACTGTAGGAATCGTAATTGATATGTTCATAGAAGTATTCGTGCTTTTGGAACTGCTCCATTACGTAATCCGCCACATCATGATAATTAATCTGGTTAGGTGTTGTGGATATTCTTATGTATCCTTTGTTTATCCAAGCTAGCCATGGAACTCCACTGCTCTTGGCTTCTGGAGAGTCCAGGAACGACTTAGTACACCAGTACATAGTCTTGGCTATTACACAGTTCTTATCTTGGTCGAATAAGAGTGTTGTAAATGCCGTTAAGTCGTTTGTCCTCGATAAGTCAAAGCCGCCAAGAGTTGTCGTTCCGTCAAATTTCTTGAGATATTCCTTAAGCAAGTTCTCCTTATCAACGATTTCATGGTCGTAATTAGCGTAAGCACCATTGTTGATAGTCTCGGCGGTAAGCCAGGAAGTATTGCTTACATTGATTACATTAAAGTCCTTGGTGAGAATATCATTTAAGACTGTTATATCGTTCTTTGCCTTATTTACCTTATCTCTAAGGTAATCAATTTTCTTAATCGGTCCTAATCCTGGATTAGACTTATACCATTTGGTCTCATCCCACATTTCTTCCTTGTCATCTAACTCATAGATGATTATTAAAACCTTATCGTCTTCAATTGTGTGGTTTAAGACTTTTGAGTAATACTCGTACTTGTTGTCAAATAGCGCTCCTCTAACAAATCCCGCAGTTCCGATGATGTTAGTCAGTGGCTGTCTTGTATTTGCTGTTGCATCCTTAAGGATGTTATAGACCTCATCTGGTAAAGCATGAGCTTCATCGATGATGTTACAAGAAGAGTTGAAACCATCTTGGCTTTTAGTGTTCTTCGACAATGCATAGAAGTGAGAATTGTTCTTAGGATAGTAAATATCGCATCGGGGATTGACTCTTCTTTTAAGCTCGGCGCTGAGTGCTGGAGACTTCTCTCTTACAAGGTCGGCGCTGTCCCATAGTCTTCTTGCTTGGGCATAAGTTGAAGCGGCAACGTAGACTTCAGCTCCTGGCTCTTCAAAAAGTGCCCACAAAGCAAATGGAACTTGAAGCGTGGTCTTTCCGTTTTTACGGCCGATTTCAATCCAAACCTCTGTGAATCTACGCATCTTGGTGTCTCTTCTCTTGATTCCATAGATTGCTTGAATAATCGCCTTTTGAAAGAGTTGCAAAACTAACGGCAAATCTGCCCATTCTCCTTTTGACTGTCTAATGAATCCAAGAAATTTACCTTCGTGTCTTTCTAGATATTTTACCTTTGAAAAATTACTAGCTCCCGCTTCTCTTGGCACTTGCTCCATCCATTTCTCAAAAGTATCTAAGTCGGGAATGTCTCCCTGTATGAATCGAATGACATAGTTTCCAGCATTTTCATCAAAATAGAACTTATCGCTTTTTCCTTGGACAATCGGCTCTAAATCATCAAAAAAGCATTGACCGAGTTTCTTACAACAATGCGTTTCTTTGTTAGCTCTTAAAAAATCAATATATTGCTGAAGATAACTAGCCATTATTTGCTCCTAGCTGACTAAAGAATGCACCTAAGGAATCTGTGTTTTCCACCTTTTCCTTTTCTGCTATCTTTCCTAAGAACTTTGATCTTCCTGTTGGAGTAAGAAGTAAGTCTGGGGCAAGCTTTGCCATGATGGATGTTTCATCTTGCATAATTTTTAAACAACGCCTAATAAGTTTATCCGTATCCTCATCTGCTACGGCAATAGATTTCTTAAGCATGTCAATCCATGTTTCCTGAGCTTTCTGATAGCGTTCATAAGATTGAACATAAAGGACTAGCTGAGTTAAATCCAAGATGTTCACTTCTATTTTCATTTTTTTGATAAGAGGCTATTAATTCATTCCATTTAACTTTGGCCACATCGCCTAGATAATCTGGTGGCTTTAGTGTGCTTCCGGTGTTCAAGAAAGCATCCAGGTCTCTTTTATCAGAAAGCTTTTGGGCCGCTGACAAAGACTTGGGCTTTCTCCCAGCTCCTGGCCTATATCCACCATGCTTACCCTTGGGAATCTCTTTAGTCTTTCTTTCTTCTTCCATAGTTATTCCTCGTTAGCAAAATGTCCGAATTTCGCCCACTCCTCATATCTAGGCTCTAATAAATGAAGATCTCGTATGATTCTTGCTGGCTTGCATTCTTCAATCATATTCGTTGAAACAGGGAGATTGCCTTTATCGCTATCTATATAAATAGCCAACGGCTTTTCTAATCCTATTGCATAAGAAAGCTGAAGCTCACACCAAGTCAACTGCTTCTCTTTAAGTATTCTCTTAGCTAATTCCCTAGCTTTGTGAGCTCCGCTGATATCTACTTTGGTTGGATCTTTGCCGTTCATACATCCGCCTCCAACATTGGCGAATGACTGATAGGCATCGACCACTATCTTTCTTCCAGTAAGTCCGCTGTCAGCATAAGGACCTCCTGTTAAAAATTTACCAGTGGGATTTATCAAAAAGCTTTGAATATGTATTCCATATTCTCTACAGATAGTCATTGCAATAGCCTTAATTTCAGCGTCTGTTACAAATCTGTTCTTTTCGTTGTTTTGATAAGAAATAGTAAAATCTTTGATATCTTTCAATTTGAAGTTTTGGTCATAATAACCTGTAATCTGTTCTTTTCCATCAGGATAAAAGACATCGGGATTAATATGGACTAACTTGTCGTATTCTTTAGCAAATTTAATAAGAATAACTTGGGCTAAGGGAAGTAATTCTTTAGTATCATCGCAGGCATATCCAAACATCATCCCTTGATCTCCTGCACCTAAACGGTCAACTCCAATAGCTATGTCTCTTGACTGTTCGGAAATATTCTCAACCACTTGGAATTCTTCTCTATATCCAATGTCTTTCAATACTCTTCTTGCTATTTCAGCTCTATCGATCTTGGCGTTGGTAGTTATTTCTCCGAAGATATAAATCCGATTATTTTTAAGAGCGCACTCAATGCCTGCCCTTGTCAAAGGGTCTTGTCTAAGGCATTCATCCAAGATTGCCCCACTAATTTGATCGCATATCTTGTCTGGATGACCTCTGAATACAATCTCATTACTATACAATTTCATTCTTTCGTCCCCTTTCTGATCAGTTCGGCTTTTTCTCCTGTAGCCTTCTCCCATCTATCAACTATGACATCACAATAAGCTGGATCTAGCTCAATCATTCTGCATTTTCTTCCAGTCTGTTCACATGCCATCATAGTGCTTCCGCTTCCTCCGAATTGATCAAGGACTATCTCTCCTTTTCTTGAAGAGTTAGCAATGAACCTAGCCAACAGTCTTATCGGTTTCATTGTTGGATGAAGATCGTTGTGGAGAGGCTTATCCTCTTTGATTACTGTTGTTGCCACACTGTCTTTCTCTTCAATATTCTTAATCAAGTCAATAAGCTCTTTCTTAGATTTCTTATTAAGGTCAGTCCTTTCTAAATCCACCACGGTATCCTGAGTTCTATCGTTGATGAAGTAGTGAGCTGCGCCTTCTTTCCAACCATATAAGACTGGCTCATGTCTCCATTGATAATCCTGTCTTCCCATAGTGAAGCTGTTCTTCTCCCAGATGATGCATTGTCTTGTCTCTAATCCTACCTGTTCTAAGCAATAACGGAAGGATAGACCATGGTTGTCACTATGAAAGACATAGAATACCCCCCCGATTTGAGACAGCGATTGGTGTTTGTAAAGACATCAAACAGAAACTTTCTAAATGCTGATTCATCCATGTTGTCATTTAAAATTCTATCTGTTGGTCTTGTAGCATTCCTTGTCTTTGTGCTCTTGCCATTAGTAAACTTTGGGGCCCCTTCGTAATCGACATTATATGGAGGATCTGTTACCACAAGATCTATCTTCTCTGTTCCTAACAAAGCTTCCATATCTGCTTTACTGGTAGCGTCGCCACAAATAAGGCGGTGCTCTCCTAACTGATAAATATCACCTTTACATGTCTTAGGGTTAGCTGGAGGATTGGGAAGATAATTGTCCTCATGGACTTTTTCGAGCATTTTATCTTCTCCAGGAAAACCGAAGTCGGATAAATCTATCTTCAAATCTAAGAGCTGTTTTAGTTCAAGATTCAGCTTATCCTCATCCCAGGTAGCAAGCTCGCTGGTCTTGTTATCTACAAGCCTCCAAGCATCAATTTCCTCTTTGGTCAAATCGTTTAAATAAATTACAGGGACTTCTTTAAGCCCTAATCTTAGTGCAGCTTTATATCTAGTATGACTCGTGGCAATGATTCCATTCTTATCTACCGTTATAGGAACATTGAATCCATATCTTTTGATTGATTCTACAATCTTAGGAACTGCCTTATCATTGTTTCTTGGATTGCTTTCGTATGGATGGATTTTTGAAATATCAACCATCTGAATCTTTCTAATCGTATTCTTGAGCTTCTCTTCCATCTAATTTGTCCTTTCTTATCTTCCCGTGTCTATCTTCCAAAGGAGAATCTCGCACAATACAACAAGACTCCCCCATGGAAGACAGCTACCTATATGGGCAAAGGTAGCTGTCCTCACTTTACTGAATGGAGGACTGACACAATGTCAATTAGTGTCCTTTTAGAGCTTTGGGCTCCTTAAGGACATGGCTGAAGATGATGGATTCGAACCACCGCCTCTCGGTTTCAGAGACCGATGCCTTACCACTTGGCTAATCCTCAATGTGGCGCAGGTATTTATTTAAAGTCGTATCACTGCGGTATAAACGATTTCCTACCTAGGTTCAGTACTCTCGTTTCCTTGGGCTATTTGCCATAAGTACCTTGAAGGAATACCTGTTGTTCTAGATCTCATCAGTTCCCTTCTATCCTTCCTATGGCTGTCCGACGACTGTATTTTTTCTACACTTCTTTACTTAGGAACGAATGGATACATCCATTGAATTCCTTCTGGAGCATTGCTTCCTTGTATCACCACCCATACAAATCCGCATAAATACAGGATTGCGCAAATGAATATGAGACTTACTATTGCTTTGACTATAAACCACCAGTTCACTTGATTTTTTCCTCCTCTTGATTTCTCGCTTGATTTCGTTTGATTGTTCTTATCTTCATCGTTCACTCGACTTCTCCTTCCTTATTTAGCTAGAAGCTATAAGCTTCTAAGAGGTCGGCTGTCCTTGGCTGACCTTTTATAAAAATCCTTCAAAAATCGCCTCGTGTGTAAAATTGAACTTCCCGCCCGCTGATTTACAGCCCTCAAAACTTGATTTCAAGGTGGGGGGATAGCTAATCAAGAGGACTCTTTTTGTCCTTCACGATGACATTTCCGTCACTATCGAACTCAACATCAAGATGTTTGATCTCTTGTCCTTCTTTGTTCATCCGACTGTGGATTGTGTTATGACAATCAAGGCATAGAAGCATTAAATTTGACCAATCTAAGCTTATTTTTGGATTGTCAACATTCAGTTCATTAAGTGGTTTCTTATGATGTACTAACCACCCAGGACCTCCGCACATCTCACATGTGTTGTTCTTATAGTTCCTAAAGGCACTCTGACATCTCCTCCATTCTTTTGAATGGTAGAAGGCTTCTACCTTTGGACCATGCTTTGAAGGCATCTATTATTCTCCTTTAAGTGCAGGAGAGATTGAAAGGACAAGCCCCTGCACGCACAACCATAATAACTTAATATTGTCAATAGCCTTATCATCGTTATACGCTACATCTTGAAAAACTGGCTTGAAATCAAGTTTTTAATCTTGATTATTCCCGTTTTCATCGGATAGTCATTTTGCAGATAATTTAGCCTTTATGTAGGATAGTAAGTTCTCCTGGACCTTTCCTTTGCCTTGAAGCCTTGATAGAACATCCTCGTCTACAGTTCCTTTGGCTATTAAATGATTGATGACAACTGCCTTCTTTTGTCCTTGTCTATAGAGTCTTTTATTAGCTTGCTGGTAGTATTCAAGATTCCAAGTCAATGAGAACCATACGATTATATTTCCTCCTGCTTGAAGGTTGAGTCCATGTCCTGCACTTGCTGGATTGATTACTAGAAGTCTTATCTTACCTTCGTTCCAATCTTTCTGATCTTTTTCAGTGTTAAGTTCACGAGGCTCTAATTCTTTAAACGCCTCCATTATTCTCTCTTTCTCATTTTTGAAATTGTAGAACACTAGAATTGGCTTCCCTTCATTGTCTTCAATGATTTCTTTTAACGCCTCTATCTTTGCTGAATGAATGACTTTGTAGTCGCCCTTCTCATCATAGATTGCTCCGCTTGCTAGTTGAATCAGCTTGTTCATGACTACCGCTGCATTGGCTGCTGTAATCTCTTCTCCATCAAGTTCTATCAACATGTCTTTCTCCATGGTCTTGTATAACCTAAGTTCAGATTCTCCAAGTTGAATAGGAATGTTATTTACTATCTTTTCTGGAAGAGTTAAGTAATCCTTGCTATTCATCGACACACAGATGTCCTTGATAGAATCGTTGATTTCCATTTCAGCTCCTGTTCTTAATTTGTATTGATGGAATCTTAAGTTTTGAAGATAGAAGTATCTATTCCTGTATTCAGTTAAGGTCAATCCAAGTCTTTGTCCTTTGTCTAGCAAGTAAATTTGTGACCATAGATCCATATATCCATTTGGAGTTGGTGTCCCAGTTAGGATAACTACCCTTTTTGCAATGTTGGTGAAGGCTTTGCAAGCTTTCCACCTTGCTGTTGAACGGTTCTTGAAGCTGGAGGACTCATCAATCACTATCATGTCAAACGGAGGTTTCTTTTTGGTGTTGATGTAATAGTCGTATAACCATTTAATGTTTTCGCGATTGATAGTCACAATATCAGCTTTTGAATTGATTGCTTCTATTCTCTCTTGAGATGTTCCAATCGCTTCTTCAATCGTTAGATATTTGAAGTCCTGCCACTTATTGACTTCATCCTTCCAAGTCATCCTAGCTACTCTTAATGGCGCTATTACAAGCACTTTGTTTACTTCGAAGTAATCATTCATAAGCAAGTCAATTGCCTTAAGAGTTATCGCTGTCTTACCAAGACCCATATCTAAGAAGAGTCCGCACCTCTTGTGACTTATTAAGTAGTTAACACAGAATTGCTGGTATGGATGGAAAGCCTCATTCGTAGTCATCTTCATCATTTTTCAACTTGGATTTCATAATCTCCTCCTTCTCCTCTTGCTTTTGCAAGAAGATTTATTAACCTCTCTAATAATTCTTTTCCATCAACTTCATCATTGGTCTTTAGGTTCACCCACTTTGGAAACTGACCATGTTTTTTCGTTCTGTATAAAGCCATGCAAATAACCTCCAGTTCATGAGCGGTCAATTCAATTTTTATCTTGTTACTGTCCATTTTTTAAAGTCCCTTATGTTTGCCTTTCTAATGGTGTATTCCAGTCCATCATCACTACACTTCACAACTATTTGCTTAGAAGTCTCTTTGATTACTTCTCCTTCAAGGAATAATTCTTTCTTTTCCTTGTCTTTCCATCCCATATAAGTAAGTTCTACAAATGTCATTTTCATGCCCATAGCTCCGATATTATTCTGTATTCACCTTTCAAGTATTTTGTTCGATCTCCTACGAAGTCAATGATGATATAGTCTGGAGTCATTTCAACAACCTGTCCAAAACAGCTTCCGATTATTTCCTTGCCATGAAGGTCTTTTCTTTTGCAGGCTATGTAAATGTAATGCCTGAGACTTGGATCTTGACGTTCATCTATTTTTAAGAGCCTTAAGAACTTATCAAGTTCCTCTTCATTGTGGATGATGAATGACTTGCAACCATGTTTGGTCAATTTATCTTTCCAATAGTTTTGCTTTGCTGCTGTTCTTGATTGTGATGGTCTTTTCATTTCAACGAAGTAGATGTTTCCGTGAGTTCCGATTACCAGTCTATCCGGAACGCCTGTGTTTCCTGGCGATTCAAATTTAAGGCATAATCCACCTAAGCTTTTTATGATGTCAGTCATCTTACTTTCAAATTCTTTTTCTAACATTTAGTTTTTTCTCCTTTTGAATGCATAGCCGTTTTCTACTCTACGTAGATATGAAGCATCGGTGGATGCTGCCGTATCTCCTGTTGAATAGTAGACGAAGTAATGATTTGGAACATTTGGATTCCTTCTCTTAACTTCTCCTATCTCAATTCTATTTCCGTCATAGCAATCGCATATGACAATCTCTCCGGGTTTAAATTCTTCAGACATTTCATTTATCTCCTTTCTTGAAACTTCCTTCAACTTCCCTCGACTTCCTTGGCTTCCGTTTCTAATCTTCAAGGTAACAAGTTACACGCGCACGTATACATATGTGTCTGTACAGGCATTTCTACGTATACGTATTACCTAATTTCATATGAAGTTATAGAAAGCTTGTTAACTTGTTTACTTTTGGCTAAAAGTTCCCAATCTATCGAATGTTTTTAGGCTAACAAGCCCTGTTTATTCTTGTTTACCTTGTTAACCTTTAGAAGCTAACAAGTTTTTCCTGTTTACCATGCTTGTTTACCCTACTTGTTTACCCTCTTATATCTTCTTTGCATACCGTAAGGCTTTATTTTTGAAAGCTTTTCTTCGTATTTCCATCCGTCAAGCTGTCTTAATATTTGACCAATCTTGTAAGATTCCTTGCTAGGCATTTTTCCAAACTCCTGTCCTTTACACTCGCACCAAACCTCGTAAGGACAGACTCTGCCACGAAGGATCATGTCGTTGTCATCTCCTGTATGTTCCTTCTTCAATTCGTCTCTAAATTCATTAGTAGCTCTTAGGTATTTTTGTCTTTCTTCAATCGACATATCAAAGTAGAAACGTGGAAGAGGTGTATCAAGCCACTCCTCAATGATTCCCATATCATCGTCACGATAAGAAACAGCTTCCTGTTGCTCAATTGCTTCTGACATGATTGATTCGGGTATATCCATAATCTTTTCGCCGTTGAGGTAATAGTCATAAGCTTCCGCCCATATCTGATGTATCTCGTGGTTTGACATCTCCCAAGGATGCATTAAAGGCTCGCTGTTGCATTGAATTGGCATGAAGCGTCTATTACCTGTGGCATCGTTCAAAAAGTCGTTGTCGTTGGTTGTGCCAATGAAGATACAGGTTCTTCTTGAGGTGGTGATGTTTCTATCGTAAGCCTTCCTATAGGTGTCTTCCGTTTTAGTTATATAAGCCTTAATAGTTTCTCGGTCATCTTTCTTAAGACAGGTTAGCTCCGCCATCTCAACGAGCCATCTTCCTCTTACTGCATCAAAGGAATCTTTTTGTAATTTAAGGTCAGGCATATTGCCTTGAACCCATTTGTCTCCTAGCTTTTGGATTATGAGTGACTTACCCAATCCTTGCTTACCGACAAGGATTGGCATGTAGTCGAACTTCGTTCCAGGCTCGAAGACTCTTGCTACTGCTGCAACCAGAGTCTTTCTAGTTATCGTTCTCACATATTCCGTATCTTCGGCACCAAGGTAGTCAATGAAGAGAGTATCGACTCTCTCGACTCCATCCCACTTCTCTTTGGTTATGAAGTCTTTGACTGGGTTGAACTTATTGTCTGCTGCAATGCTGTTTAGCCCGTCAATGATCTTCTGCCTTGCCTCTAACTTGTAAGTATTCTCTAAATAGATTCTTAATTGTGAATCGTCTGTATCGTTCCAACCATCATCTACGGTATCTCTAGTCCATGGAGCCTTTCTAAGAAGCGTGTTCTTGCCGTCAAAAAGGTTCTTACCGACTAAACCTTTAAGCTTAGGATCGTTTGATAGGATGAGAAGAATGTTCTCGCTGGAGGGTTCAGTCACTTGGCTCTTGCCTTTCTTGACGAAGGTTAGCTTGTCTGTCCAATTAGTGTCCAATCTTGTCGCATCTTGTCCAATCTTAGAATTGGACACCTTTTTATTGATTAGTCCGACTTCAGTCCGATTAGTCCGAGATTGGTCCAATTGACTTTCATCTGAAACATCGTCAGTACATCCCAAAACGTTTCCGTTTGAAGCAACTTCTTCCTGCCCAATACCCAGTTCTTCCATGGCTCTATGGTGTAGCTCTTCTTTCACTGGTTCCAAATCTTCGCACCAACTGACCATAGCCTTGTAGCTAGGATATTTATTGATAGGAGTATCTGGTTTAATCTTGTCGTCTAATTGAGAGAACTTATGTATTCTTACTAGGTCAAAGGCATTGATTGACGTTCCAACGTTAGCTGGATCAGTGGCGTCTTCACACTTAACTGTCAGTGAATCGTTATATATTCTTAGTCCGTTTGAAGAGCTTCCTGGAATATAGGTGTATCTACCATTGACTCCAGGTTTATAAATATCTGATAGGAATTCGTCTATTGCTTCTTTCGGGCTGTAGACCGTGCAAAAGGCTCCAACGGCGCCATCTTTCTTCCTTGGGTCTGTTAGTACTCCAGTTCCTTTTTTTGTTGAAGCAGGGCCGTCCTTGGCTCGTTTCCAAGTGGTCACGTCTTTATAATCCGGAAATCTTTTTAAGTACTCATCTGGGTCGACAAAATCTCCTTTGATTTCTTCAAAGTAAGGCTTAATGTCTTTTGGAGAAGATGGAAAGTACATCATTCGATTGACTTGGAATGTTGTCGGGTCGAAAGTATCTATTCCGCAAAGCTCATCAGCTATCTCTCTTGCTAAGAACTCATATTCAGTTGGATTAACATCTCTTGTGAGTGGAATAATCACTCGGCACCTAGGTGTCTCTTCAGTGTATTTATGAGTTCCATATAAGACGGTTTCAAAGGTCGTGAAAGAACGGATATCTTCTAGGATTTGTTGACTGGCTTTGTCATCGATGTCTAAGGTTATAAAAGACTTTCTTATTACATCATTGATTTTCCTACTGCCGTTTTTAAGATAACCACTGACAAAACCACCTACGTCTTTTATTTCACCTTGTTTGTCCTTGGTCATCTTCATGTATTCGGCATGAGTTTCTGATGTCACTTTGTTAGTCTTAAGCATTAGGACGAATTCAGCCCATGTCATCTTTCTATTTGTGTATTTCGAATCCGTTCTTTTACCGCATAAAGCTACTTCAATTTCTCTATTCATGATCAACTGCCTTTCTAGTAGGCAAATCTTTTGAAGCATTGCTGACTCTTCTTAGTTGAAGTGTAAGACCATCGAGTGAAGCATACGCTTCAATAGTTGTTGGTCCTTTTTCTATTCCAAGGAATTCCGCTACTTCTTTTGTAAGCCATAGTCTTCCTTTATCATCGATTCTTAATAGCATTGCAATCTTCCTCCGTTTCTATCTTCTCGACTTGGTCTTCAATGCAGGAGCTTTGTGTCTTTCCTGTTAGATAGGAAGTTAGTGTCTTCCTATCCACATAAAGTGTTTTCGCTGCACTGGTCGCATTATTGAATTTCTCCACTTTCCCATTCTTAAAATGGAGAATTATTTTCCTTCCGTGTCTGAACTTTTTTGCTTCTTCTTCGGTATAAAGAACAAGATTGTTAATGGAGCAATCAAGCGGATTTCCGTTCTTGTGCTGCACTTGAGTCGAATAGTTAACTCTGTATCTTGTGAACGTTTCAATAACAGCAATCTTGATGATTATCTCCTTATGGAATCTTTCGTTCCTTATATCAAAGCACGCTATCGGCTCTGAACCACTCTTCAGCCTTAATTGCTTCGGAACAGCTGTCTTAATAGCCTCAGCTCTTGCCTTCTCGTCAAGACCGATTGGTATTCCGAATACTTGTCCTCGATCGCTGAGATAGTAATCTGTGCTGTTATTAGAACCGATTAGCGTGTAAAGAGTTCTTGACTTAAGGCAGAACTCTATCATCGTTTATTCCTTCTCTACTTTAGATAAGTCAGCGATGGCTTGATTGATTTGATCGTAAGTATCCTTGACATCGAGTAAGGATGTAGCAAGTGTTTTTAAGTCACTTGCGTTTCCTTTGATAAGGAGCTTAGCCTTTAAGTGGCTGAACTCCTTTTCTCTCTTTTGAAGAGCCTCGTTTGTTAAGATATCAATTGTCTTCTTATAATTTTTAGTCATTTTAATTTGTCCTTTCTTTAGTCTTTTAAGTAGAAGTTACAGCAGTATCCTGCTGCTCTTAATGGAATCTTCGTATCGTATCTTCCAGCACTATCCGCCATTACTTTTTCTATGTGTTCCAAGATTGCTTTGTCATCCGGGTAAGTCTTGTAGTCGCAATTGACTATTACTTCATCATGGACATGGAATCTTGGATATAAGTTTTCTTTGGCAAGTCCTAGCATGGCATCTCTTAAGCAGTCTCTTGCTATGGCTTGAACAATGTTTTCAAATAGCTTTCCGCCATAAGTGTCTATCTTCATCCATTTGGCTTGAGTTCCTTCTCCGTAGTAGATTATTTTTGATTTGAACTTATCGGATGGATCACCTTCGATTGCAATGTCTTGATAAGCAAGAGAGCGACCACTTGGCAGTTTTATGAAGAGGATTTTTCCTCTCATCTGAACTTCTAATCCATGAGGTAAAGGATGTTTGCTTCCTGGATAGTTGATTGCTTCTCTAACCGCATTGTCTAGGAGTGACCAGAATCTCACAATTCCTTGATTAGCGTCTCGCCATATCGTGACAAGTCTTTTGATTTGCTCATCACTCCAACCATACTTATCGGCTCCGAATCTCTTGTAAGCTTCAACACCGCCTTGGTATTGCCCAGCTAGTTCAGCAACCTTGCCTTTGGCTCTTTCTGGTGAATCATGGCTTATCTTTTCGATTGGGATATTGAACATCTTTGAAGCTGTTGCTTCGTAGATTCCCTTACCTTCTTCGAATGCTTTAAGCTTCCATTTCTCATCAGCAAGCCAAGCTGCGACTCTTGATTCGATAGCGTTGTAATCGGCAACTACGAATCTTGAGTCTTTCCTTGGAATCATTGCTGTTCTTATAAGCTCAGACATAATCTGCATGGTGTTTGGATATAGAATTTCGATGGATTCAAAGTCGTTATCAATTACTAGTTGTCTAACTTCTTTTAAGAATTTGATGGTGTTTCTAGGAAGGTTTTGAGTTTGTATTAATCTTCCTGCCCATCTCCAAGTCCTGGAGGCTCCGCAGTATTGAAGAGTTCCATGACATTTCCAAAGGTCTTCCTGTGGATCATAGATTGATGAATTAAGCATCGTTGAATACTTATTGACGGATGTTTTCTTTGTTGATTGCATGATGGTAAGCACTTCTGCCACTTCTTCGTCATCAGTATTCTGGAGTAGATTAGCTACTGTCTCTTTCCCAATGGTCTTAGTGTGAATGCCTTTAGAATTGAGCCAGCCAATCATTTGCTGAGTCGAATTAGGATTTTCTAACTTAGTAATCTCTTTAAGCCTTTCACCAAAGTGTGAGCTTTGCTTATCAAGATAGTTTTGTATGTTGGTGCAAAGTTTGACGTCAACACCGACTCCAAGGTCATTGATTTTGGCGTCAAGGCAGTACATTTCGTACTCGCTGTCTGTAAGCGTAAGGAGTGCCGTTTCCCTTTTGAATATCTCCCTTTCGGCTACTACATCATTGATGTTATAGCTAATGTATAACTTCCATTTGTCTTCATCATTAACTGGAAGATTTCTCTTCCTGTAGTTGTTAGTTCTTTTAGGTTCTTGCGGAACTGCGAAGAAACTAATCAGCTTAGTTCCTATCACTGCTTTCTTCTTGTCTTCTTCTGGTAGACCCAATGCATTTCCTACATCTTTTAAGGACTTAGGAAGTCCGAGCATAGAAGCCATGACCATCGTGCAGAACCATCCATGTGCGTCTAAGTACTTGCCCTTACCTAGGATTAATCTTGAGAAGCATACTCTTTCAAATGTGGCGTTATGAGCCACCTTCAGGATAGTGGGATCTCTGATGTCATGAATGAATTCATCGGGAATCTTCTGTCCTGAGGCGACATCGATAACTTTTACTGGATCATCATCGTATGCATAGCCGACGAGCATTATTTCAAAGTCGTCGGCATCTGCATACTTATAGGCTCCGTATTTGATATCGTTTGAAGAATAAGTTTCTAAGTCTATATGGAGTATTCTGCGATACTTCTCTTTAAAGGAGATCATCGTCAGAAGCGTCAGTAGAATCATCATCGGGCAAGGATGCTTCTTCTTGAGCTTCTTTAATGTCATCGGCGAACTCGGACTGAGCGTCAATCTTTCCACCAAGTTTTTCGCCTCTTTCAAAGGTAAGAACATTGCCGACATTACATCCCGTTCCCATGTTCCCACCTTTTTCATATCCGAAGAAACTTACGGAGATGGTTACATAGCAACCGCTATAGATTCTATCGCTTGCATTAGGAGTATCTTTAGTAATGTATTTGTTAGTTAAGTCAATGATATCGGGTTGTCCGTCATCTTGAGCTTTCCAAGCTGATAAGAAGTAAGCATTCTTGTAAACTTCGTCTTCTGGTCTCTCGATATCTCCATCCTTAAGAGCTGAATGCCACTTGCCTGTTGCTTTGGCTTTCTTGAGGTCTTTCCCTGCTAAAGGCTTACCAGTTTGCTGCGCTTTTCTAATTGCTTCACTGATTGCAAATTTGACTGCTTCGATGTTCTTAATATCCGCCTTAGGAATAATAATGTCTGTTCTATATCTAGGTTCTTCGTTTCCAAAGGCGGTAGGTTCTAATAGGTTGCAGTAAGAAAGTCTCACTTTCTTGATTACTGCTCTTGTTTTGAATTCTTCTTTATCTGCCATATTTTTCTTTTCCTTTCATTAAATTAAATCGTCATTGTCATCAGCATTATTTGCTGATTTGAGTTCATCTTTGAATTCTTCGGCTGCTGACACAGCGTTGAATTCGGGTCTCTTATCGGAGTCGGGAACTAAGGTGAGTTTTCCTTGAGGTTTCTCGATTAGATCCTCATACTCTGGATAAGTTCTTTTAACTATCTTCTTAAAGTCACTTACGGAAATAAGTTCGGCTGGCTTATAGAAGATGGCTTTGTCATAGCCGTTTGCCTCAAGTCTCTTAATAAGGGCGTTCTCGTCCTTGTAGTGAGCGATTGAACGACCTTCAACGAGCTTGTAGCCTTGGAACTTAGTTCCTTGTTTTGCCTTTTCTAAGGCGTAGTCTTCGACTTTCTTGATCCAGGCTTTTACGTCAGCTAGCTCTGGAAGAAGCTTCTCGATTTCCTTATCGCTAAGGAGTTCGGGATTTTTCAATTCTTGTTGCATTGTTTATTTCCTCCTATTTCAAGAATTTTTTGTATCGTCTCTAATGGCTTCTTAGCTCTTTCTTTGCAGACTGCGTTGACCTTGCAGAACTGGCACCAAGGTCCAGCTTTGAGCGGTCCTTTGCAGGAGTAGGCAAGAGTAGAAGCCTTCTTAGCAAACTCTCCAAATTGCATCAGCTCTTCTATTGGAATCTCTTCAGTCGATATGTGATCTAACCTAGGTTGGAAGATGTTCATCTCAATGGTTTTAAAGTCCCATAAGTCGAATCTGTTTAAGGCTCCTAAGGCATACAGTCTTAACTGGGTATTTCCTTTAGCCTCAACTTTGACTCCTTTTCCGTATTTGAAGTCGATTACAACCAGTTTGTCTTTCTTGACCATTAAGCAGTCGCATGTTCCAAATCCCTCTTTTACCCAGGGAGAGAAGTCGACTCTCTGTTCTACTTCGACCAGTGGGAAGTCTTCCCAGTCGTCGATGTATTTATCCCATATAAATTCGAGATAGCTTTTTCCGCATATTTCCATCTCTTTGTTATCTGGAATAACTTCCTTAAGATTTACTTCCTTGTTAACATCCTTTCTTACGAGATACTCACAATAGGCGTGCGCCCTCGTTCCTTCTTCAGCAAAGGATGTTTCTACATCCGGAAGGTCTTTAGTTAGACCATAGCTTCCTGGGCAGTTGATCCACATTGAAGAGCCCGATGCACTGAGTTTGGCATGTGCTCTAGGTGGCATATCTACTCCTTGGTAAGAGCTTTGACTTTATCGATGAATAGCTGTCTCTTCTCTTCGGGAATAGCTGTTATCTTTTCAGCGCCTAATTCGTTAAGGATTGCTTTGATTTGTGTTTTAGTCACGCCCGTATGAGTTGCGTCAAGATAAGCTAATCGACAGTCATCAGTCGAAGGTGCGGCGGCTTTAATTTCCTTAACGAACTTCTCAGCGTTGGTTTCCTTTTTAGGCTCTTCTTTGATAGGAGCCTTAGTTACTTCAACTGCTTCTCTTGTTTCGACCTTAGGTTGCATAATGGTTGTTCTAGAAACATTTTCGGCATTGAAGTTTTTGGCTAATTCCTTCACTTGCTTTACAAGCTCTGGAATCGTCTCAGCTTGGATTTCTAATTTGATCATTTGTTTTCTCCTTTGTTATGTCTTTGATAAGCACTAGCCAGTAATTACCAGTATCTGGATTCACTTGTCTCTCGAACACTCTTCCCTTTGGATCCATGTAGGTCGTTTCATTGATTTCCTTCATAGACTTGAGATAAGGCTCGGTTACATAGTCGATGAATGCATTGCCTGTTGATTGCATAGGAAGTAATTTACTTCCCTATATGAGTAAAAAAATTTAGAATTGAAATCCCAGACAGGTCTTGAGCTCTTAAAATATGTTTTAAGGTAAATTGTCTAGAACTAGTGCATTTTATGTTGTAGTAGGATGCTTTACTCAATCCTAATTTTCTTGCAAAGGCTTCAGTAGTTAATCCAGTAATTTTCCGTGCTTCATCAAAGGTCTTTTTGTTTACTTGTAGCATTTTCATTTCATCCTTTCTCCTTTCAATCTTTCGAGGAGTTGTTATCCTCTTGGGTATGTTTGCTTTCTTCCACAGCTTATTCATTTTTCCTCCTTCTCTCCTATGATTTCTTTTATGTGAGGGAAGATTATCCTTGTGAGGAGCTTCGTAGCTAATACAAGAGTGAAGTAGACATCATCACCTATCCTTCCTTCAAATCCTTGCATGAACTTTTCAATTAGATACTGGTCGTTTTTCTCGTTGAAGATTTCACATAGCTTTCTAATGTTTTTCCTATCACTCCACTGATAAGAGGTATTAATCTCATGGGTGATTGTCACTCTTCCTTCTGTAGCATCGACATAGAAGGTAAACCAGAAGTTGTTGTTAGTAACGATGAATCTTGATAAATTGAATAATTGCTCCTTGTCGTAGATTGACGCTTTACTGGTAGTAAATCCATCTACTAAGCTATTAAGGAGTTTCTCTTTGCTGACTGTTAATCTCTTTGGCATGGTAATCTAAGAGCCTTTCTATTCTCTTTTAATTTTTTCTTTACATCATCTAGCATTCGGTCATAATCAGTGTGAAGGCTATCATCTACTGACCATCTAGGAATTATCATAAAGTCCATACGATGTTCTTTTTTTAATGCGTGCATCATTTGAAGTATTCGGCTTAAGTATTCAGTGAAACATCTTTCCTCGTAATCCATTGTCATGAGATCGAATACATGCTCGGTGCCCATGAAGAATTGCCAATCATCTTCTCTGCAAGCAATCATGTAGCTAGGGTAGTAAACGAATGGTGGCATCGTGTCAATATCTAGCCTTACCTCATCGCCACCAAAACATGCTTCAATGTTTTGCCTTGTAAACTTCTTAATCTCTGGGATTGATACAACGTGCCTAAGGATATCTTCATCGCTTTCATAATAGAGTGGTAAAGAATCGACTAGAGCATGGTGCTCTCTCATAAGCCATCTAATGGGTAAGACTAGTTTAAAGTTGCAAGCTTTGCATACTACTCCGTGAACTAACGGCTCTCCGTTGTTTGAATAATCTTTAAGTAGCTCTTTACAGATACGACAATAATCATCTTTTCTTAGGTTATTCATTAGCTTTATTCTCCTTTATTTCAGCTACTTGTTTCTTGTAAAGGAAGTAACATTGAAGTGATTCGTACCTACAAGGCTTCATCTTGAAGACTTTGCAGAATTCAAAGAACTCTTTGTAACTATTCATCTTTATTCTCCTTTTCTTTGTCGTTTATGAGCTCCTCAAGGTCACAGCTAATATCGGAGAGGTTAGAAGCGGCATCAGCCACTTCTGCACTTAAGTCGGCACACCAGTCGTCGTAGTCATCATCTTTGGTCTCTCTTCCTTCGTTATCGAGATCATCTTCCAATTCCTCAAGTTGCATTTGATAATCAAAGAGTTTCTCTTGAATATGCTTGAGTCGGTTGAGATAGCCTTTCTTTTGTTGATTAATGTAGTCTTTCATTTTGTATTGTGTCCTTTATCTAGGGAGCATTTCACTCCCTTAGTACTTAAAAGTATACTAGCTAATTTGGGATAGTCAACAATTTTGTTATAATTTTACTCCCTTTTTTTGTATAATAATTTTGTAAGGAGATTTATTAATGTGAACAATCTTAAAAAGTACCGAAAAGAGAAAAAATTCTCACAGAATAAATTAGCTGAAATGGTTAATTTAAATAGCCGTAGCTATATAAGTCAATGTGAACGTGGTAAAAGCCGCCTTTCATTAGAAATAGGTAAAAAATTAGCAAAAATTCTTGGTGTTGATGTTTATGACCTTATGGGGGATGATGTTTATAAGAAAGGAGTTGAAAAGGATATTGTTAAAATTAATGACAGAGATATTCGGTTATCTCCATGCTCCCTTGAAATAGCTTTTGATGATTTTATCTCTGGGTATGCCTATTTATTGGAACCCGATGATAGAAAAGACGATCCTAAGGATATTGCCATTTTTCATCTTCTAAATGTCCTTAATGAGGATTTTCATGGTATGACTTCTAAGGATATCAAAAGCGTTCAAAAAGTTGTTGTTGAATTTATTAAAAGTCAACATTTAAATAAATAGGCATTATTTGATTTTAAGGACGAATTAGGTCTTAATAGTGGTGATAAAAATGAAGGAGGTAACAAACAATGAAAAAAATAATTTTATCTACACTTGCTCTGATTAGCTGCTTATCCTTGGCTTCCTGCTCTAATGAGGAGAAGCCTTTGAAGACTATTCAATTAAAAGAGAACCAAACTCTTAAAATTGATAAATACGAGTTTAGTTTTGGTTATACCGATTGCTATTATTGTAGATATGAATTTGATGATGAACACGGATCTATTAATATGAACAATATCTTGTGGTATGATGCAAAGCTGCAATCTTTACCCTTTGCTTATACGACTATTATCTTGAAAGTTTATTCTAATTCATTAACAATCTCTGTTGATTTTAATAATGAAGCTCTTGATAAACTTTATGAGGATTCTAGAAATATGACAAATATCGGTGGCTCTTTATTCAATGGAGAATCCACAGGTTTATATATTTCAAAAGACCAAAGCCAAGCTAGTTTAGGTGTAGGCATTTTAATCGATTCTAAGAATTCAACTTTCATCTACTCTCCCGAATCTTTTGACTACTCCGATTACACTTTAACTTTTAATGCAAACACTACTCCGTATGAGCTTAAGGAGG